TTCAATTTCAATTTCAATTTCTATGCAACCTCGGTTGCACAAACTGAATATAGAGATGCGTTACGCGAATTGCAATAGTGCAATTCAGGTTGCAGTAATTAAATTTAAGGTGCGTTTTCGGGGGGAGACGTCTGGCGTTACGTCTGTCGCCGAATCAGAACTTTAGAATAGCGCCTGTCACGACCGCGCGGACGCGGACCGATTGCTCGCCCATATCGAGGAGCGGCAGCGGCATATGCACCGGGTTGGTGCTTTCGGGGAGCAGGATATACGTACCGGACTTTTCGTCCTGGGTGAGCCGCTTGCAGGTGCTCTCGATGAAGCCGGTGGCCCCGTCGATGCGGTCGGCGATCACGTACTTACCGAGAGGAACCTCGTCGTCGGCCTCATTGTAGTGCTTGCATATAAGGACAGATCCATCAGGGAATTCTTTATCCATGCTGTCGCCCCTGACCCGCAGTCCGAAGACCTCGCCGTAACCGTCGGGCAGGGTGATGAACTCCCAGTCGTCTTCGTCGCGCTGATGCGCCTCCTGGAACACGCCGGCTGCGACGTCGCCGACTATGTGTACACCGGGCGGGGTTAACACTTCAGCCACCGCGGAGCCAGAGATACTGATCTTTGCGCTCGCCGATGCCTCGACGATCCGAGCGGGCGGGCTGGCTGCGGGATGGCGGGGGGACCTCCAAACGATTTGCGGTCCATCGTCTGTGTGTCGCATGAGAACGCCGGTCGTGCCGATGCGGTCTGCTTCAGCCTGCGCGGCAGCCCAAGTAAACCAGTCACTTTTTAGTTCTGAGTGCCCAACCAGGTAATCGACCATATCGTCGATCGTCGAGAAATCGCCGGTCCCCGTGCTGTTCAAATTGAGGACCGTGCCATACGCTCGCTCAAGCTCTTCGGCCTCCGCCTGGTCGAGCTGGCGCGAGGTCGCCTGCACTATCTTGAGCAAGGAGCTGTCACGTATCACGTAGCGCGGTACCGGCGTTGCCATGAACCTTGTGACCGTACTCTTCGCGACATCGGCCAGTTCCGCCAACACGGAAAACGTCAGCCCGGTCATGCCGCGACACATGTGTAGCATGATCCGCGCCCGCTCGATTTCCCAGAGCCGGGCCACGTTCAAATCTTCGTAGAACCAGCGCAGTTCCTCGGTCTCGAGCAGGTCGAGGAAGCTATCGAGGACGGATAGATATTGCTCAACGAATTGATCGACCGCTGTTCGCAACATGTTAAGCGGCTTTTCGATGCCGGCCAGATCGAGGTTTAGGTCGTGTTCGTGCGTATTGAGCTGCTCGCCCCAGGCTGCGACGCCGGTCGCCCAGTCTTTAGTTGCCTGCTTGATCGTGTCCAAATTGGTTAGGCGCTCGTCTCCACCCTCGCGGAGCGTATGCGCGGGCAGCCCGGTCGGCCCCTGGATCACGTTCACCTTCATGATGAACTCGCCGATCGCTTGATCTTCCAGCGAGCCCAGCTCAGTCTCCAGGTAAGCGTATGCCCCCGCGACGCGGTCGCGCGCTGCATCGAGGCTCTTGTCGAGTTCGGTAATTCGGTCGCGTGTTTCGCGCTCCATGTCGACGAGCTCTCGCAGCGCGCGAAAATCAGCCCGTTGCTGATCTCTCCGCATACGCGAAAAACGCGCATGCGTGCGCTTTACGTGGCGCTCGATCTCCCGGTGCTCAGCCGCCGGTGACAGGTCGCCGTGTTCAATCTCCTCAGACATGCGCGGCAAACTACAGTTGCGGAAAAAATTACGCAAGCGCAAAAAAGCAACTTGATATTCAGTTCGATTCGGTGGTAGAACCACAACCAGAGTTGCAGATAAGAAAGACGACCATGCCGCTACCTACATATCAATCCATTGCCGACCGCGCAGCCGCAGCAGGAATAGAGCTGAAAGATCTCTGCGCCGATGCCGGCATTGCAGCGTCCACGTTGTGGCGTTGGAAGACCGGCAAGACAGATCCGCTCCGGACCGTCCGCAATATAGAGGACGCGCTCAGGCGCTACGAAGGACAATGAACGTACCTGCCCGGCAACGCGCCAAGCGCCGGCCGCTCCGGAAAACGAGCAACGAGCAGTTTGCCCAGCGCATCCGGGACTACTGGGCCGCGGAAGGATACGACGTGTTCGTTGAAGTCGTCGTGATCAACGGCCTGTCCGTTATCCAGTCGGATCTCATAAACGGGCTGCCCACCGAGCTCTGGAGCGAGCGCATATTGTCGGGTGCCAAATGAAAATCCTCGGCATCGATCCCGGCATCAATGGTGCATTCGCGTCCATACATAAGGACACCGTCACCGTTCACGACCTACCGACGGCCGGCGAGGGCAAGCACCGCATCATCGCAACCGCTGTCCTCGCGCATCAGCTTCGCCAGCTCGGTCCGACTTTCGCTGTCATCGAGCGCGTCCATGCCATGCCGCGCCAGGGTGTCAGCTCGTCGTTCCGGTTCGGCCAGGCGTTCGGTGCGATCGAGGGTGTTCTCGGTGCTCTTGGCGTCAGCCTTTCATATGTCACGCCGGCCACATGGAAGAGGGCACTTGGCCTCTCGGCCGACAAGGACGAGGCGCGGCTGCGCGCCATACAGCTTTACCCGGCGGCAGCGCCTGACCTGCAGCGCCGCAAGGATATCGATCGTGCCGAAGCGTTGCTGATCGCGCGCTGGGCTAAAGACAACCTCGAAGTCAGAAGATTAGGAGAGACCGATGCCGCGTGAGAGCACCTATATGGCGATGGCAGAAGCCGCCGCGAACGACAGCAACAAACGATCCGCGATCGAGATCCTGGAGACGGCGGTCGCGACATTTAAAAACCGCGACGGTGTCTACGGCCCGGCGTCTGATCATTACCACGAGCTGTCGAACCTTCAGTCTGCCTTCTTTCAGAAGGAACGGACCGCGCGCGACGTCGCGATTGCCAACGTCCTGGAGAAGCTCGACCGCATCCAGCGTACGGACAGCGACAGCGAGACGTTTCGCGACAGCTTCGTCGACGCGATCAACTATCTCGCGATCGCGTGGGAGTGCAGCTAATGCCGATTGAGTTCATGGCTCATCAGGAGGACGGCATCGAGTTCCTGACGGATACCGATGCGGGCCTGTTGCACTGGGACATGGGCACCGGCAAGACCTATGCCGCGGCGTTTGCTGCGCGCGAGGTTATGCGCGGTGGTCACACCGTCGTCGTATGCCCCGCGGTTGCGCGCCGAAACTGGGCACGTGAGATCGAAGCGGTGCACGGGGACCGGGTCACGGTCCACGTGATCGAGAAGGGCGCTGACACACTCGAAGGCGACTTCATTGTCATCTCTTATGACCTTGCCCTTCGTATGCAGGCGCGGCTGTCCGAAATAGAAATCGACGTGCTGATCCTGGACGAAAGTCAGTTCCTCAAAAGCATCAAGGCCAAGCGGACCACGGCGATCTTCGGCTACCGGGGACTGGCGCGCCAGGCAGCAAATGTCTGGTGCCTGTCCGGTACGCCGACCCCGAATAACATCATGGAAATTTACCCCTGGGTGCAGTGCCTGCATCCAGAAGTGATCGAGACGCCGCAAGGCAGACCGATGACGGCGATCCAGTTCCGCGATGCGTTCTGCGAAACCGTTGAGACGCCTTTCGGTATCAACATACTCGGTACCAAGACCGGCCCGTCTCAGGATCTGTGGCGCGCGTTGTCGCCGGTCGTCAGCCGTATCCGCAAACAAGACGTATTGAAGGACCTGCCACCGATCCGTTTCCAGAATTACGCGGTGTCCGGTGACGCGACGGTTCGCGAGGTTCACCGCCTCGAGCAGGAACACCGTGCTGCGATCGAAGCAGTGATCAACGGTGCGCGCAATGATGAGCACGTCGCCATGCACCTGACCACGCTGCGTCGTGTCACGGAGCTCGCGAAGGTCGGCGATGCCATCAGCATGGTGCGCCAAGAACTCGAAGATGACGCGATCGAAAAGATCGTGATCTTCGCCAACTACCTGGACACGATCGATGCCCTGATCGACGGCCTGGATGAGTTTAATCCAGTCGCGGTCCACGGGTCGGTCGGCGCCTTTCAGCGCCAGACCTCAATCGATCTGTTCCAGGACCACATCGACTGCCGTGTTTTCGTCGGCCAGCTACAGGCCGCGTCGACCGCGATCACGTTGCACGCCCACGGCGACTGCCAGGATGTGTTGTTCGTCAGCGCCGACTGGGTGCCGGCGAACAACGCGCAGGCCGTCGCACGTGTGCATCGCAAAGGGCAGACCAATGCGGTCACTGCCAGGTTCCTCCATTTGGAGAACTCCCTGGATGAGCAGGTCCAGAAGACCCTCATCCGTAAATCCCACCAGCTCTCGACTGTGTTCGAGGAAAGGACAAGCACATCATGCAGCATGAAACTACCGATAACGTCGTCGAGCTGAAGCGTGAACAGAGCGAACCGAAGCAGCTCGACATGTTCATGCATTACATCCCGTCCGCTGTTCCAAACACCTTCGAGGTGCCGGAGCCTGCGAACGACAACTAACGTTCACGTTTCTGAGGAGAGACACCATGCCTACC